ATGAAATTGATTTACCACTTTGTCGACAAGCAAGAACAATAGAAAATCTATTATCTTTAAAATGCTTAAACATTTCTTCTTGATATGGATAAAGATTAAATGGTACTAATCCCTCATCAAGTGAAATAATTTTTACATAATTTACAGCAAAATAGGCAGGATCTTGCATGCATTTTTGATATTCTTGAATTTCTTCTCTTGAAAAAGAAGTTTCGACTCCGTCTCTTTTTACATTTGGATTACCTAGGTAACCAAACTCATTATTCTTTAACGTCGCCATCGATCACATTATCTTTATTTAATAACATTCTTTGTAGATCAGTTGTGCTTCCTACAAACATATTATTATTCGTCACAGTTTTTGCTTCTTCACGTTCTTCTTTTGTTAAATCTTTTTTCTGTTTTTGCAGATCCATAAGATTCTTTGTGACATCGCTTATATTTTTAATTGTTTGTGAAAGAACTTCAAATGCTCTTGGATGTTCTGATTCGATTGCTAATTCAGATAATACATCCATTGATCTTGTGCCACTATAGATTAAGTCTTTATATGTCTTACGAGAAAACTCATAATCATCTTTGATATCTTTATCTATTTTAAGAGGTCTATTTTTTTCTACAGTAGGTAGATTTTTCTCTAAACTTGCTGTCATTTTTTCTCGCTTGTCCATTATTCAGTACCATCCTGTGTAATTGTTGTTGTAACTGTATAGTTATCTGCATTATCACTTGCACCTACAGTAAAGTCCATTTCCTCAAATAAAGCAGTTGTAACATTTTTATCATGAAAGTCAATATTAACTTCGCGTATAATTCCTTGATCGGCTGTTGGTCCAAAGAACTTCATCTTCATTGTAAAATCTAATTGATAGATAAGTACTCTTCTTTCTGTAAACTCTCCTTCATATTGATCATCTATTTGTACACCACCAAGTATTACAGAAACATCTTGCTTATAAGCAAATCCATCAACAGGAGTAATTGTAACATTATATTCTGGTTGAAAGTATGGTAATATTTGTTCAACAATCTGTAGTCCATCATCTTGATTCTTTACCATAATATATAATGACATACCAATATCATATGATGTATGATGCTTTATTGTTTTCTTTTTACCAACATCGGAGGCATGTGTCTCAACAATCTTATTCATCTTATTAAGCTTTTGAGTAGTATCTAAAGAAAGACCTGTAATCTCAAAAGCCATTCTTGGTAATTTAATAGACATTCCAGCATCAAAACCAGTCTCTTGATCTAATCTTGCTAAGAATTTTTGTTTAGGTCCATAAGCTAATGGAACTCTTACCTGATTTAAAACACTTCCATCAGTTGCTTTTCGTATGACTTTTAAATTATTAAACAGTGTACCAAATACGGCCACTGATTTACGCATTGTTGCGTGATAGAAATGATCTCCAAACATTAGTATGTCTCCGATGGATCACCAAATGGATTTGACTCACTAAAGTCAATAAATCCATCAGCATCTAATTCAAAATCAATATTTTGAGCAGCTTCATCTGTTGCCCATGCTTGACCTGTGGTATCTGTTAAATCACTATATATCGTAGCAATAGTACCAGTATATCCAGATGTTAATCCTGTTATTGTACCACCAACGGTAAAGTCTTTTGCTGTGGTAGTACCAGAGGCACCAATGTTCGATACAAATATTTTACTTAATATATCTGATGATTTAGTTCTCTGTTGAACCTCACCAAATACTTTGACTGCAGGAGTAGCTCCAACGGCAGCTACAAGAACTTGTTCAATTGTTTCTCCTACCTCAAAATGATTACCACCAGTAATTGTAATATCCATAGGAAGTTGATATGCAACTTTTGCTGTTGCATCATCTATAGATGTAATACCTGTATCAAAGTCCTCATCATTATATTCAAACAATGTACATTGCATTCTGTATACAGGTAAGTTAGAGAGCTGATAAAACGGTGAATCATCTTCTACATATGAAATTTCAAAGAATGAGTTTGTCATTGGTAAGAAGATTAAATCGCCTTCTTGTGGTCTTGGATCTATTGTATTATCATCAAAGACACCAACTCTTGTTTCCCATCTTCTTCTTGATACGATAAATGTTGCATCATCACGAATTTCTAATCCAAACTTAGAATATAAATCTCCTGCACCTTCAAATCCTTCAGTGTTTTCAATATACATTTCTAAGAGATATGCATCGTCAAATGTTGATGCTGGGTCTTCGTTTAATACATTATCACGATTGACAAGAGTGCGTGGAATGTAATAGACATCTTGTCCATAAATTCCTAGTGATTCGATTATCAGGTCTTCGTAAAGGTTCTGTTCAGATTTTACGGCCTGAGAAAAATATACATTTCTCGGCATGTTTTATCCTGTCATGAAGTCGACTGGTTGTTCCCAATTCAATCTTGCTTCTTCTTCTAATTTTGTGATCTCTTCGTTTGCATCATCAAAAATTTGACGACCATTAAATGTAACTCCACCTGGCATTACCATACCTTCAAACTTAATTAAGTTCGTTCCCCATTGTCTTTTAATAAGTGCAGTTGCATATCTTTTTAAGAAGTAATCATTATAAACATCAGTGTAAGTATCTGGGTCAATAATACGATAGCATTCGACTACTAAGTAGTCTCCTTTTTGTACTTCTTCATCCCAATCCATAAAGATATCTAATTTATTTGTATGCTTATCAAAGTTAATATGTTTATTATCTGAATCAATTACTAAATCTAATAAAGAAAGATATTGTTGACTCATAACATATTCTGTTAAGTTACCCATAAAGCCAACTGAATGTAAATCATTTAAATGAATTTGATATCGAATATCAAACATATCGCTTGAACTTACAGTATCGCGAATTGGCATAACTCTTACAACATCAGTAATTAAATTTGATATTGTAATATATCCATTTTCAATATCTCCTTTTGTAATACTTGATATTACTGCAGTTGAGCTTGAGCCATCACCCGTAATTGTTTCTGCAGCTGAAAAAGGTTTATTTAAATCAGTTGGTCGATTATATGTGATTGTACTTCCTGAGACTGTTTTTACAATAGCCTCTGCACCAGAGGTTCCACCTGTAATTTTTTCACCGACAATAAAATTGCTTGCAACAGCTGCCGTCAATGTTAAAGATGAATTTGTAACTTCGTGTTTTAAATAAAACTTCTCAATAGAATCACTATGATATGTTTGATAGAATTGTAGAGCTTCGTCTATTCTATCATCGATTTGATCTTCATCAACATTAATTTCAATCACTGGTGCTCCAAGTGATCTTAAACAATAATCGACAAGTGTTGTTCTACTATTTGGTTGAGCCATAATTAATTCCTATTATAAGTCTATTTATAATAGTTTACACTTCAATTTTAAGGATTTCCTAATGTTTCTATTCTTGCTTGTGAATCTTCAATTATTGTTTGTTGTTATTTTTGTTAATACCATGTTATTCCTCTATAGGTGCAACTACCCAGTCATCTGGTAATGAATTTACTGTTGCTGTAATTTCATCTTTCATTTCTTGTATTCTTTCGGCTCCTATTTTTGCTGTTACCCAATTTTGCAAGTCTTCGTTTGAAATATCTTCGATTGAAGTATATGAATCTGCTATAACTGTATTATCATCAAACATTACTGCTCCGCCTGCTTCAGAGTAATGTCCTCTGCTATCAGTTCCTCTTATTACATATCCAACTTGTTTAATAATGTCTCTTTGACGACTATTAATATTAAAAGGTACTAAATTTATTATCTCAAATGTCCATGTAAAAGTCATTTAATTTCTCCTATTATGCCCATGTTATTGAAACTCCTGACATATTTGTATAAGGTCCAGATACTCCATGTCCTCCTTTATTGATTACAAACTTACAGGTAGGGTGAGTCATACTTGGAAATCCAATTGTTAAATAAAATCCTTGTACACCGACTGATCCGCTTGATAGCGTTCCACTACCTGAGCTATCCCAAAAAGCTCTTTTAGAAAGTGTTATACTATTATTTACATATCCAGAAAAATGTCCACTATGATACTTTGCATCAAAACCTGCGATATAAAATTCTAAAGAAAATCCTCCATAACCAACACCACTTGCACCATTATTAGGATTTGGTACGGAAATTGTTAGACTTGTAAAACTGCCTCCTCTACCTCCTTGTCCATGATATGTCCAGCAGTTATCTGCAGCTGCACTACTCATATTAGCATTACCAGGAGGTCCATTCATTAAGATACCACCCCTTTTTACATGTAGTCCTCCAGTATTATTTCTGCTTACATAATCTCCATCTGTATCTCCTAGACTTAGACCTGAACTATCAATCCTCAACGCTTCAGCAGTATTAGTGGTGAATCGCATAGAGTTATCTGAATGGTTGTATTCTATATTACCTATATCTGAGTCGCCTGAATCACCAAAATAAATAAAGTTTCTTGCAGTTGTTCCTGCAATTTGTAATCTTAAAAGGGAATCATCTGAAGTGCCTGTGCCTGTGTTATAAACTCTAACAGCAGGGTCAGCTGCACCCCAAATTTCTAAATTATAAGCAGGATTATTCGTACCAATTCCAACATTTCCGTATGCGTCAATGCGAAGGCGTTCTACGTCGTTGCCATCAGCGTTAGAGGTGCTAAAAGTAAGTGCGGTTCTTGAACCTGTAGAAAAGGTTGAAAGTAATTGCATCCCACCAGCTACACCTGCACCTGCACCACTAATGTCTGTTTTGTAAAACTCTACAGCTCCTATAACTTGGTCAGTCCCAAGACTACCATCGGTGTTTTCTATTCTTAAAGT